TCAGCCCTTCTTCAGCCGCCAGACGGTGGAAGAATTCTAAATCGGTTTCACGGTACTGAACGCAATATTCCCGTTTGGCGCACTCACGCCGCACCGAAAATGCGTAATCATTGATATTCATTTCCTGGAACAGCACCGAGAGAATTTCCGGCACGTCCAGTTGCTGGAAGATCCGGCTGTTATGGCGCAGCGACAGTCTTTCCAGTGACGGCACCAAGGTGAGTGAATAAAAGGTATGATGGTGACCGGTATCGCCCCGGCTGAAGTTGCGGATAATGCCGTGAACTTTTTGCACAACCTCATGATCGCGCAGCACTTCAAGCAGTGCACTGCTATCGACCATTTGCTCGAAACTCAGGTCGCTGTTGCGACTGGCAATATCGATGCGATAGCGATAGCCATAAACCGGCTGGCCTTGATCATCGACTGAATCTGAGATGGACTCGATCCCCTGATAGTCACGGACCACCAATGTCTCATCATTGACGCCGTCGATGGTGAGACGAAACATTAAATTTCTCATGTTGTGATAATACCTATGCCTTGATTGTTAGTGGCTGATTAATTTCAGCTCTGACTAATTATTCTTCTTTATTATCGTTTTCGTTTGAGAGCCAGAACAGCTCTAAAGCAAAGATTATACAAGACTCATTGAATAACATCATCTAGTAAGAAGGAAGACTTAACATCAAATTCCAATTTAACCTATCGGTCAAACAGAAGCTTATCAGACAGATTATTGACACCACATCCAATCAGAACTAACCTACCCGCGCACTGGCAAAATCCAGTGTCGGGATTGGAACCTAGAGGATCCCCTCATAAAAACGCCAATACATCCCCATTTTTCCTGATCTCTCGAAGAAACAACGAAGCACCCCTGAGTAAATCCCGCTTTCTCAAGTGATATCGATGATGCCGAAGCACCTCACTGCCCAGCCGGATAGCTGAAAGAACATTTCGGGTTTGAACGGTATTCGCCTGAAAATGCCTATGCCAACCTTTCTCTTTTGCTACTAAACCTACCCACCAGAGCACAAGTTGGAGTACGAGTGCGATTAGCAACATAATATCGAACCGTTTCGGACACCGACTTCGACTCTGCCTTAGACCAAACCCATAAGCCGGACTTTTCAGATCTCGGAAGGTTTCTTCTATCTGCATCCGTTTACTGTATAACTTAACCATTTGAGCCGGGGTAAACCTTGAAGCGGGTAAATTTGTCGCTAATATCCAGCCCTCTTTTGCTGCCTGACTATAGAAGGCCGACCCCTGATGATTACTATTGGTTACTGTTGAACGCTGGTTTTTTCGTCCTTTTATCTTTGCACGATAAAGATAAATACCGCATGTAATGGGGTTAGAGGAAGTGAGGCGGCAAAGACCGAGATACCGACTTCGCGAAGTGGCTTTTTTCTGTAACGTACTGATTGGTTTCCAGTTATCGCGCTTTGTATCTGTATAGTGGATGACGCCCCTGACTCTTGAAAGCCAGAACCAACCTTGTTGCTCAACGGCTCTGAACCAAGGGTTTTTAAACCCAGCATCAGTGACTATCAGCGGAACACAGCCTTGTGGAAGGACAGAGGCCAGTTCTTTCAAAAATCTTTTATGAACCTTATCTGTATTGTGCTCTTCAAGAGTGAATGTTCGCTCATAAAGGGTGACAGAGCGGCCAGATAATGCGACAGAAGCTCGCAATACCATAAGGCGCTGAATTTCTCGGATATCCGCCCAGTCGACAAGAATTACGGGCATAGTAGAGTGACAAATCATAGAAGCCTGCCAGCGGTAGACGGCGGCTCGTTCGTAATGAAGGTGGTGATTTCCAAGCAACCTGTCGATGCGCTTGATATTGTGTTTGGTATGAGTCTTTCCTCCGATATGACGGCCAAGCTGGGTAAGAGTCAACGTTTTACTATTAAACAAAGCCTCGCTGGCAGTAATAAGTGTTTTGAGACGCTTAGCATGTAATTCAGGGCAATATTGGTGTAATGATTGATATATAATCTGAAATTCGCGCATCTTGTGCTCCGTGTTCTGTTTTGTTTTGGTCGATAAAATTAGATCACAAAACAAGGTGCGCGAATACCTTTAACTGTCTGATGTGGATAGAAATTATGTGGGGATTCTTCAGGATTGGAACCCCGTTTGATATAGGCATAAAAACATCCTCTCATTGTTTTTGTGAGATTTTGCACACCTGAATATTATGGTGGGCTGGATGGGGCTGACCTCGGTCAGGCCGTTTCCTATGTCACGGTAGTTCCAACTCCGCCAGCTCACCACCCATTGATTGGAACCTTTGCGTGGTGATTGTAACCTTGGCATAGGAGACAATTAAATGTCTGAGAAACTCTCCCGAGAATTCGAACTCACACAGAAAGCACGCGAATACCTGATTCAGTTACAAGATATTTATGGGGACACTGATAGGAAAGAGCTATGTGATGTTCTGCTTTATCTTAACAATCTCTTAACTACTGAGGTAGCAAGATTGATGCATCAAGAATGACGGTTCTGCAAATCAATCTAGAGTCGTGTTATGCATTAACGGCTCTGTTTTTTATATGAGCCCTCAAAGTCATATAGTCAGCCGACTCGCCAAACGAAGACTGAATTGCAACGTTTATGATTTTCGACTTTTGTGATTGTATACACCGTCGAATGAAATAAGACGGACTTCCAGCACTCCCCCGAAGAATTCTAACCGTACAGAGGGTTCATTTTCCTGTTTAATCTGAGAGCTAAATGTCTCATAAAGAGAAGCCATAAAATCTTTCACAGACTGATCTGCTTCAGCCAGAGAACTGGATAAATTGCTTTGTTTCATTTTTAACCTCGCCAACATTTGCATTAGAAATTTGTTCACAGCTATCAAGCTGTTTAACCTTTCTTTTGTATGAATGATTTATATTGCGTTCTCTTATTAACAAAGGAGAAAACAATGCAAATCAATCACATTATCTTAAACGGCAATCTGTTCAGATATTCTTTATATAAAAGCTGTCAGTCTGAGTCTGATCAGGTTGTTATCTTCCTACTTGGAGCATTACAGGATATTGAATCCGTAGATTCGTTCTCTCGTACATTCTCTGAACATCTGGACTGTTTCACAATTGAAGTGCCGGGAACCGGATGTACAAAACCACTAGATTCAAGTATCAGCATCCGAGAGCAAGCGATGATGCTTCTAGATTTTATTGACTATATGGATATAAAAAAAATACATGTAGTCGCTTTATCCTATGCAACAGCAATTTCTGTTGAACTTTGTTGTATCAGTCCCTATATAGCCAGTCTTTCGATTTGTGGTGGAGTTCCTAGTATCCCAAAATCAGGCCGATATGCGACAAAGCAAATGATTTCAGCCGCAATGCAAGATGTCGAAGGCTTTGCCAAAACATTTACTCATGTAATGACTGTTGAAAACCCTGATATTCCCCAAAACAAAGCCATACGAAAAATTATTGAGAGAAATATATCTAAAATGACTCCAGAAAGAATTGATATATTCTTTGAAAATACCGTAAGACTATTAGTTCACAAACCAAATAATATAAATAATATAAAAATCCCTTGTACTGTTTGCGTGGGAGAATATGACCCATATATAACTAAAGAAAGTGCATTTGAATTTTCACAGCAATTACCAAACTGTAATTTTGTTATAATTAAAAATGCAGATCATCTTGTCCATCTGGAACATCCAGAAAAATTTAGTTCTATTTTAATCATGCAGGCAATATCGTCTGTAACTATTGCTAATTCTCTAAAAGAGCTTGCCTGATTAATTTAGACTTATTTTTAAATTTATATTCAACTTGGTCAACTTAAACTGATGTGCATTTTAAGTTGACCTTTTACAACTAAGTGACATGTATCACAATTCTATTTGTATATCTCTGACAAGATAGTCAGAACTTCAATCATCGATTCCTGCTCACTTTCTTCAAGTAGCTTCAAAGCTCCAATAGTTAATGAGTCTCGGACATTCTGAACTTGTCTGACTTTATAAAATTCAGGAAACTCTCTCATTTCACTGATAAAGTTAACATGGGAGTCAAGCTGAAATCCTTTCATCACTCTAAAGCCAATGGATACTGGAAAATGGCTGGTTTTTCGCGGGTCTTCTAGGATACGATACTGGTATTTAGACAGGCCAAGAACTCTTGATATAGTATCAACTGAAAGCTCGTTTTCTTCCCTGAATTTCTTTACTGTAATGGCAACAGAACGGTAATAATCATTTGCAAAAGCGTTAAGATCTAAGGTATCGGGTGGAAACAGATTACTGTGGTCTTCCATCCTCCCGAATTCTGACTCTATCTGTTTCCTATATATCAGAAATTCCTGTTTCAACTCTTCACTCAGCATACTACAGACCATTGCCAGAAAATTTTCAAGAATTTCTGCTGGGATACGCCCCATACGGACAAGAGCCTCGACAATACCATCCCCCATACCCCGATAAAGTTTGTTCTGTCTGAATCCGTGAAAAAAAGCAGTCATTGGAACCATTGTGATCCATGAGAATGCGGCAACGACATGGAGTGGGCGCATCGCCGGGTAGCTTTGATGCATATATCTTTTTAAAGTATCACTTTGTATTCCCGAAAGTCGTTTCTCTAATTGCTTGAATGTTAATCCCTGAGTTCTTCTTACATATGACATTGCAGCCGAGATATTAGAATTGAAATTTGTCATCATTCCATCTAATTGAACAATTTCCTGCTCAGATACAATTGAAATATTTTTGTTTCTTTGTTCCAACATAGACAACCTAACCTAATTTCATTACTTAACAATAAATATTTTATGTATTACACAGCACAGAGGGTATTAAGTTTTTCAAATATGTCAATCCCTCTTATGTGTCATTTTTGCGCACAATACATATTTATACCTTCTCTAATATTAGAGTGAGCAATACGTGAATTATTCACATATTTGTCATTTGATAATTGATAATGTACATTTTTACAAAATAATAACCAAATATATAAATTTAATCTGTCATATGAAGATTTGATGACAGATTTATATTGCATTATTATTTTATATATCAATAATAAAAAACAACAAACATGACAACCGTATAATCACAGCGATTTTCCTGACTGTTAATCGTCATGCTATGGGGATTTTAATGTCTGTCAAAAAGAAAGTTATTAATATAACACGCAATGCATAAAGCATTTTATGATGAAGTCATTTATTTGAAATGTGTCGTAGAAAATATAATGGGGATAAGCAATGAATCGTAGAATCGAAGAAGTAGAAATGATTAGAAGTGAAGCGGATTTGGCCATTCTGGCACTGGAAGCCCAAACACTCAACGGCATTCCGGGCATCGCAACCTTACAGCAGAAAATGATGGCTATCAGAGATGCTGCCCATAATTTGAATGAGTGGCTGACCTCTGAAATTAAAAAGCATTAACACAAAACTGTCTCATATCATATTCAGTGAAACGAGAGAGGAATGAATCCACCCGTCTTCATTCCTCTTTCTTTTAGGGTCGATAGCCCATAACAGACATTAAGTGCGATTGACCAGAGTTTTCAGCATTATCGGCACCTGCGGATCCCCGGTTTTTATATTGCCCCACCAACTGACTGTTGTCGGCTGCAAGTCTGGACTCCCGCTCCGCTTTCCATGCATCATCCAAATCATCCGTTGACATCTGGCCGACATCATAACCATTCGCCTGAAGGGCTCTGGCAAATTTGATTTTCACCGGGTTCCCCCCTGCCCATTGAGGCACCTGTGTTGTACGGGCATTACTGCGCTGCTCTCCGAGTAAACGTTGCTGCAAATTCTGGACAGATGCATCAAACTGCGCATTAATCGCCATAATCTGTTTCTGCCCTGCTTCGCTTTCAGGGGAAAGTACCTGTGCAATCGCCTTCATCTTCTCTTTCTCCAACGCCACAATCGCATCGTCATATTTGGACTGGTTTTGACGACTTTTACCAAAAACCTGCTTGTATGCATCAGATGAAGCCGCCTGACGGCGCAGAGCCAGTTGAGAGGTGATATCTTTCATGGCCCGCTCAAGTGGGATGACTTTCACTGTATCATTGAGATCTGTACTTCTGTTATTCGTGACCGGCTTCGCCACCCATTTACCATCATCACCATAATTAACCATGGTTGTCAGCACAATACCGGGCTGCTCTCCCGGCTGATTCGGGTCGATATCTTTGGCAAGGTGAACACCACCAAGTTTTACATCTTTAATCGTTTTTCCGGTTATTGGGTCTTGTTGTCCGACCGAGGCTTTCACCTGATTTTCATACATCACCCCGAGTGCAGAGACAAAATCTGCATCATCCGATTTAACCTGCCCCTGAGCTATCTGCGGCAGTTTGCTTTCAATCACATCAAAGGCTCGATTGACTTTCTTAGACAGATAACGCCGGGGATCGTATGCACTGCCCCTGATATATTCATTATCAAGCACCGGATCGACTTCGCCACTATCGTTATATTGCTTCCACGCATTCTGAACGAGCGGTAGGTTATCACGGATATAGTTCGTTTTTTGCGCCTGATTGAACTGATAGTCACTGAGCTTCTGTCTGGATTGACTGGCGGCAAGCTGAGCATCCGCGACCTTTCCCTGCTGCGCCTGTTGTTTTGCCAACCACCCTCCGACTCTTTTCCCATCCTCCCCCGTCGTGCCATATTTTGCATCAAACTCAGACCGCTCACGGTCAGAACGCTCCTGTGCCAGTTTCATCTGTTGGTCATGAGCCTTGAGAGACATCGCCTGATTTTCTCTCGCCATGGTCATTTGTTCATCGGCCTGTTTCAGCGAATGCTGGCGACGATAGTAATTATCCATTACCTCAAATCCGCGTAGCGCGCCATCTGCAAAACCACGGGTATCCAATGCCATCTTCATTTCTCCTTAGAATAATTCACCAATCGCGTAACCGGCAGCAGCGCCTACCGCTGTCCCAAGGCCGGGAGCAACCATGGTGCCAATCGCGGCACCACTCCCAACAGCCGACATCGTTTTCTGCTTTGCAGCTTGCTTCAGCGCTTCATTTTTACTTTCCCTTTGGGTTTCTCGCTGAGCTGCATCTCGTAACCCTTGCATTGCAGAGCGTTTAGTCTCACCGGCAAGGCTCAATAAGCTATATGACATGATTTTGATCCTACTGATTTTGTGATGTGGCTTGTGATTTCAGGCCATAAGCAGCACCAGAGAGGACATTCATTGAACGCTCTTTCTCATAGTCTCTAAGGCTGTTTTTGGCTGAAACTGATGCGAGTGCTGATTTCACGTGCTGGCTGGCATCAGGGGTTGAACTGAGTCCATATCGAGCCATTTTATTCGCTTCTCCCTGCTGTGCCGCAGCTAAAGATGAAGCTACATTTTCGTCGACACGTCCCAGTTGCTCATTGAGCAATACACCAGACTGTGTATTCCTAAGCAATTCCTGTTGTTTTGGATAAAAACGATTATACCAATCATCATATTGCTGTCGGACAATACCCGCATAAGTATCTGATGCTATTCCCATATAAAGTCCCCTTAGCTATACATATAACCGCTTGGATCACTCTGGACATTGTATGTATTTAGTCCGGCTCTCTGAGTGGTCATGCCATCAACCCCATCCATCTTGGCGGTATTCTGCTTCTGATAGTCCTGATAACTCCGAAGACCTGCACCAGCCACTGCACCAACCGCCTGCGTATTTGCTGACCGGGTATTAAATGAGCTTTGAGCATCACTGGCCGCTTGATTTGCACTCATCGTTGCAACATCACTGAGCCCCTGAAGAGCCGTGGCCTTCTGACCGGTTCCCATCGCAACTACATCACTTAATCCGGCAACATATTTATCCTGCTCTGAGGACTGAGCCCGGTTGACCGTATTTGCCTGATTGATCGCTTGATCAGTGGTGATATCCGCCTGCGTCTGTTTGAATTTCCCGCTACTCGGGTCAACCCCGGAAGCGGCCATGCTGCGCGCTGTGTTATCCCGGTTTTGGCTGTATGCAGCGTTATAAGCCAAATCAGCATCAGATTTTGTATCTGACATATTTGAGTCACTGTTGTAATTTCCGACACGCTCAATAAACGAATTCTCATACTGGGATAATTCATCCTGATAAATACGCCATTGCTGATTGGCGACATCAGCTGCGGCCTTCTCATAAGATGTTTCTTTTATTTCATTGCTACCTTTATTTCCACCCATGGCTTACAGCTCCTTTATCCAGTGTTGAACCCGGTCGTTACTGCTGTCTTGTGAAAACCCCTGACGCCGCAGAAATCCAGACAGACGCTCAACTGTGGTGAATAACTCGATACCACGACCGCCAATCTGTCGGGTCAGTTGATGAATATCAGATAGATAAGTGGACAGCACACATTGACCCAGAGACTGAGCAAACATGATATTGACCCACACAACCCCATTTCTGAGGGTTGGTTGAAGAACATAAAACCCACCACCGCAAAGAAACAAAAACGCCCTGCATTCAAGCAAGGCGCGGTCAATCTGGTCAGCGAACGGGTCTTTGTTGCGCTGCTGCGCTCCGGTTATAAAGGGGAGTATTCGCAAACGATGCTTTCTGTAATCGGCTCTGACTGAATTCATCCGCTATACCACGCTGGCCGTACTGGCCGGTCTTCATCTCTGAGGTTGTATTGTCTCAGTCGATCACGGTAGTCGATCACCTCCTGTAACATGTTGGTGTCTGCGACGACGCGCCCCCCATAGGTTGCATCAGCAATCAACATATAATCGGTATTCTGAAGCTCGGTATTCCGCCATGTCCGTTCGTTATACTCTTCCGAATCCAACCAGCTCTGATACATTGCCATTCGGTGGTCATATTCCTCCTGAGTGAGAAGACCGTCAGAGCGCATTTTTGGCAGTTCATCCAACGTCTTAATCTCATCATTGTGGTAAAAGCGGTAAACCGATTTTTCAATCTCTAAGTCATTCATCGTGGATCCACTGCGTTATCAATTGCTGCTCTATAAGTAACGGTGCCACCACCGTCGTTTGTCGAATCCAGCCGGACTCTGAATCGGCCAACCGCGGCTGGGTTGTTCGTCCATCCCGGGCCGAAGTTTGTTCGTCGGTTTCTCACGCCAAAGCTTCGGACACCGTAACGGTTGCCACCACCGGCGGCATTACTGTCATAAACATAGAAAACCACACCGCCGACATTAAACTCAGTACCCGGAGGCGGCATATAATTAGCCGAGCACATCGTGACACTGGCAATCACATGTCCATTAATCCCGACCATCTGCACGATAAAACCGAGAAATCCAGAGCCGCCTATCCGGGGGCGGTCTACACGAATATCAATTACGTTTGCCGGAATGGTGCGAAATCGTGCGCGGTTCTGAGTCGGAAAGTTCATAGAAATATCCCCGGCTGCATAAAAATCCAGACAAGTGTTTGGCGTGTTGCCGTTCCATGGCGCAGATACCCGTGTTTCAACTCTCACCTTCCTTGAGGCGGCAACATAGATATTCCGGTTAAACGGGTAGGTTCGGCTGGTCGTCATATTGTCCCCAAAACACAGAAATAGCTCCGCACCAGTGTATATCTGAGAGCCGATAATTGAACTGCCGGTAATGGTTGCACCGTTGATATTCCCGCCGTTCATCGTTGATGCCGAAATATCCCCGTTAAAATATCCGTCGGATGCTTCAATACGCCCTGAAAACGTCCCGCTACTGGCGGTCATCACGCCTTCATTTGTGACATTAAACAGCGAACCAATGTGTATCTCAGCGCCGTTAATCACGGCGCTGTTTAATATCGGGGTATCAATTTCTATCCCGGCCTGAATCGTATCGGCAACAATATCCTGAGCCTGAAGCACTTCAATCGTCGCCTCTTCAATCAGGGCTTTGGGGATTTTGACTGCGCCACTGTCCACCGCCAGCAGCGGTGTCAGGGAGTCTTCCATATTGGGGTCAAACACAAATAACTGGCTTGCAGAAATGGCAACCTGACTGGTTCCATCCGCCCCGGCGAGGATGCCAATCCCAGCAGTAATGTTTCCGGCAGTTGCTTTCTGTGTCCACATATCCTGAAATGCGCTACTCCCATTTTCATTGATTGTGTCAATGTTGCTCGTCAAATCCTGAATGAGTGCCGAATCTTTCATCTGCTCACCAATCTCATCAATCACAGAGGAAATATCCTGACTGGTTTCACCGAAGGTACCGATGGTTGCGTGATACGGGCCGGGCTTATTCTTTATATTGACGTGCCGGATCCAGTAATAGAATGTGGAACCTGTTGTCACTATGTCACCGAAGACGGTAGCCGGGGTGGTTGCTATCAATACAGCATCGGTCAGGGCATCGGTTACTGAGCGCCAGACCTCTGTATATGCATGGCCGGTATATTGGGGGGCATCCCATGTCAGCATGATTGAAGCAAAACCGCCGCTGACTGCAAAGCCGGTTGGCACGGTCGGATATGCCGCCTTATTGTTTTCTGTATCTGACACCGGGCTCGGGCTTAACACATACCGCCCACCGGCACTTTTTCTGACACCGGCCAGTTTTACATCCGCTAAATCCCGTACCGTGACCGCCCGATCTAATCCGTTGCCCCGCTGGCCGGTCAGTAACTCAATATTTTCCTGAACCGATTGCTCATTACGACCAGCGCGAAATGCTCTTTTTGTCATGCTAATTCTTCCAGCGAACTTGCCACGAGTATACGTTCAATGATTGAAGTCCCTTGAACATGAACCTGCCACTTGCTGGCTCGTACAGGGGGCAGCCGGAATGCATCATCCGTGAGTTGCCCCACTGGCACAGTCAATATTGCTTTCCCGTCAGCAATAAATGACACACTGACAGACTCAGGAGCCGGTGACTGGATCCGAGCACACGACAAAATAGAATGGCGAGGCACCAGAAATGTTTTACTCTGCCATTCAAATTCAATGGCTTCTTCTCCTTGCCGCCATTGTGAAACCGACAGGCCGGAGACAATCATTAATACATCCCGCTCTAAATCGTTGTAGGCACAATCCCATCTATCGCCAATGCGAGTAAAATCCTGAGAAACCGGGTCAAAGATAAAGCCGCTCACATCAGTCTGAGCAACATACTTCCCTTCAACCGCAACCGCCCGGATGGTTTGAGGTTTGAAGCCCTGCCATTGCTCACGAGTAATAAGCTGATGAGTCATATGGGTTGCACCATCACGACTGACAGCAATCAAACCATCCGGAGAGGCATAAACCGCCATGCCGGACAGCACAACCAGTGAGTCTGGACTGACACATGCCTGCTCAATATCGAGTTTTGTACCGGTAACTGCACTCGGGGTGACACCACTGAAAATGTACGGATAGCCTTTTGTAGTCACAACAAGCGAATTACCAATTGCTGCAATGGCAACAATCTCATGCTCAGTGGTATCCCGGTATCCGGGCGGCCATGCGTAAGGCAGATACGCTTCAGAAAACATCACTTCATTTCCGGCAAACCCGGCACAGATACCATTCGCCATTTGACATAGTCCCTGCATGTTCTCCGGGGGAAGTGCATAGTCATAGGTTTCCAGCACTGCGCCACTGACATCACGCGCCGAATCCATATACTGCGTCTGCGCAATCGGCAGCTCAGCACAGAGAATGTACTCACTATCGGTTGATGAGGTCACAGAGCGGTATAATCGGGTGTGCGTAATATTGTGCGAATTACTGACCGGCTGAACCAGTGTCACCGTCACGGTAGACCCCGGCTTTTCAATCACTACCGGCACTGACGGCTCTCCCGGCGCGCCTTCTTCACCAAAGCGGGTCACGTAGGTCTGGATGTAGACCCGGTCTTCATCATCATACAAAGCAAGCTCGCCTTCTCCGGGCTCTTCCCCGGTGGAGGTATCCACATCGGATACCACCGGCGGCGACCCCGGCAGCGGAACCCCTAAGTCATACCATGCCACCGGGCCGAATCCGTCCGCGCTTAATGCGATATCCTGAGCCGTGACCCGTGGTTTTGCATCGCCGGTCCAGTAAACCCGCAGATAGGCATCCTGAGCCATCGGATTGTCAATCGCATGAACCCGGTTTTTCCAGTAGAGCCAGCCCTCGTCGGTGTATCTGAAAAGTGTGGAGGCTTCACCCGGAAGTTGGAATGCCAACAAATGATTGAAAACCGGTGCCAACACACCATTTTCAAACTGACAGTCCCTTGCCACCGTCGCCGCCTCATCAGGCAACAAATGGGGCATCAGGCGGGGAACTTCGCCTTTCATCATCGAAATATTAATCATAAAAACAGAGAAGATTGTTATTGGCTCGCTTGACCGAGACCGAATTGAAATGCCTGAAAGTGAGAAACCGCTTTCGCCTGTTGCGCCTCAGCCTGCCCGTCCCGTGAATAAGCCCGGTACATGAGGTAGTCAAACAGCAAAGGCGCGTATATATCGTGAATATCCACCCAGTCAGAATCCCGGCTGACATGCAGGTGACGTGAGTAGGTCAACTCAATCGGCTGTACCGACTGAGTTGACGGGAAAATAAAAAACGTCAGCGGATCATCCGGGTTTCGCATCCAGTTTGTAGGGCGCGTATCGGTCTGCCTGCGCCAGTCCGGATAAAGATGACTGATGCGCTCCTGCTCCGTCTGCTCTAAACCGTACCCGTTGCAATGGTTCACCGACAGCAGTAAATAGGCATCATCCGGCAACGGCACCTGCCACTGCCCGGCAGCGACCTGAATTTCCGCTGTTTTGTTGGACAGCGCAGGGTGCGCCAGCGTTAAGGCGGCAAGAGCATCATTGAAACTGCACCGATGGAAATCTTTTGACCAGAGTGTGAATGTGTCATCGACAAGAGCATTGCCCACACGGATAATCAGTTGGTTAACATCAATCATCAGAAAAACTCCCGACGGCGGCGCTCCGGTGATGGATTCAACTCGGGGAACGTTTCAATCCGCCAGCGATAGGCTCGGCGAATGCCTTCCGTAAATTCGCGCTCATGATATGGCGTCAACTGACTCTCCGGATCGGTTTTTTCTGAATCGAGAATGGCCGCCGCACCATGACAAATGATGTCACACCAATCGGACAGCAGCGTTTCAGGCACATACCGGGTATCTGGCTTTGGCTCAACAACAGAGACAAACTGAACATGACACGCATCTTTATAAAATCGGGCAGCGTCAAGACCGGTCATGATGTAATCCATACCCGGTAAGAGTGACTGCCCGTGCGATTGAATACCAAGCACTTTCGCCGCTTTGATACTGCCCGGATGATTACGATTTTCATCGGAGCCTTCCACCACGTTGACCGTCTCCCCAGCTGATATCAGGTCAATGGTTCGCTGGTGAATAATCGCCTGACTCTTTCGGCAAAACGTGATTGCCGCCCGGACGATTGCCGTTTTCATCTCTAGAACAATCCGATCGGATACCATCGTGCGCAGGGTTGGCAGAAACTTATCAACCGCAATCATATTCATGATGACTCCCCCTCTCCAATGTCCTGCATTGCGCGGATCGTATTCCGAACCCGGAGCCGGTAGTCCTCGGCACTCTCCTGAGCCCCTTTGTCATCAATAAGCATGTCAGCCCCTTCAAGTAAAGCTGCAATCTTTGGGCTGTTCATCTTCTTCAGATCATACGGTTTGTCTCCGACCATGACCGTAAAGTCCGCATCAATTATCTGTTGTCTGGCCACATATTCCTCATCAGCCAGAGCCTCGGCTTGTGCCTGCTCCTGCTCCGCTTTCTGACTGAGCACATCATCTAATTTTTCTGCTTCGATAAACACCTGTTCAAACCGCAGCAGGTTTGCAGCAACAGAGACTTCCACTTCAATCGGGGTCATCCGGGGAAATACCTGCCGGGTGCCACTGACCGTATCCCGCTTAAATGCTTTGGGACCGATATAAACAATCGAAACTTTACTCATAAAATCACTCTCCGGAAAAAGAAAAAGGGCGCAAGCGCCCTCAATGTGGGTGGGTTATCGGTCAATAGCCCGTAGCAATGTATTCGGGTCTGATTTGAAGCGTCCCGGTGGCGGAAGCCCCTTTAATCGTGGTCGTCAGTTTCTGTTTTTGCCGTGTATATGCCTCACAGTTGATGGACTGACTGTACTCTCCGGATAAATCCACATCTTCGGCCAGCAACATCTCTCCCAGACGGATATCAGCCATGACCCCATCGCCCAGACCGGTCGTCGCAATCCGCAGTCCGATGAATTCAATCCCAATGGGGATGTCCAACATTTCAATCACATCCCCGACAGCAGCCCCCAAAAGAGTCACTTTTGATTTTGCAACGGAAACATTGCCGTGTGTCCCGACATACAGCCGGTCATGCATCGACGGTGCGCTAATCACTGTCATGATTTGTTCTCCTGTAAAGTTATGCACCGGCGGATTTGGTGCTGACTGCCGTATCTAATGCCATGACGCCATGGTCATTTAAGCGACCCGACTTATCTTTAAAGCGGATTTTTTTCAGACCATTCATCCATGCAATCGTGATTTCCGTGCGATTTCCGGCATCAGTTTTCTCTTCATGAATCGAAAACTGACTGCCGTTTTGCGTTTTACCCCAAGCAGAGGCTAGTGCCTGCCCACCCAGAAGAATGGCCCGGTCAATCGTTGTCCCGGCACTTTGCTGTGTTACGGTGGCAGCATGATTATTCATAGACACCTTCACCGTTGAACCGGGGTTGAACCGAACCGGGCACCCCTTGTACTTGCGCACCAGAATATTGCCCTGCATTGCACACTCACCACTAAAAACCGGGTGTTTAAAGTTCCTGCTCCGGGTAATTGCGTTAGCCACCAACTGTTGCCAGTCTTTGTGACTGGCTGTCTGTTTCCAGTCAAACCACTGACGGGGCGTGACGTTCAGTACGTAAAATGGTTCATCGCCTGCCAGCTCATCATGCGTGAACCGTACTGGCTGAATGGGATGTGCCATTTCTTCCAAATAGAGGGACATGCTATCGACAACTTCAAGACTGAACACATCGGCCTGATCGATTGCCTCAAATTTTGTTGCATCCCCACCGAAAAAATGGCGGTCATAAGTGGGCGGTAACACATCATTGACCATGATTTCATCAAACTCATCGTGATCGGCCAGCGGAACAATAATGTCATCGTGCATATAGTCACCACGGGCTCCGGCCAGATGAAAAGTTGCGGTCTGATCCTGCAATGTATTGAAATATGGTCCTAACAAAGTACGCGCTGTTCTTCTCAAATCATGAACTGTGCGTTGCTGGCTCATTTTTCCACCGGCATCAACTTGGTGGCGTCCCTGATCGATTGATAATTCAAATTCGGTGAAATCCAACGATTCACCCCGTCCGGAGATTTTTTTATCCCCCATGGTCGGACGTTTGGAGAGACCGTGAATGATATTCATATCCACAGTATCCCCTGCGGTTTTTTTTAAATCAGACACACGTACAATTGGGGCGTGAGGTGATGTCTGGCGCTCTCCCTTTTTGTCACCGGTCGCTGCCTTCGGCACATCTTCGGTGAACATATTGACAAACGACCGGTTACGCTGAGATGCAGTAAACAACGCCGCTTGTTGAATTTTTCTGGCCTGCGCCTGAGTAATGGTTGTCATAAATGCTCCAAAAAAAGCACCCACCGGTGAGGGTGGGCGCTTTTAAACGGTTGGCGTGGATACGCCGGGGTTATGTATCGAATTCGGACAACAGCGCTTCAATCTGTGCGTCTGTCATCCCTGAGAACATGCTCTGGATGTCGGTTTCATCTGCTGTTGCCAGCCGGTCTTTGGGGGAAAGCTGGTGTGTCGTGGTCTGCCCGACTTCCGACGGAGAAGCGGGTAAATCATCAGACGGGTCTTGAGCTTCTGCGGTTTCCTGCTGCGCTTTGGCTTCGGACTGTTTCTGATCTTTTACCCGTCGGGCCACCTCGGCAAAGCGCTCATTCAATGGCCTTTGACTCCAATTCGGATCGGCTCGTAACTCATCGTCGATATCCAGAGCCTTGTTCCACTGCGCCCCCCCTTCCTGCTGCCATGCCCGTAAATCGCTATTCTCCTCAATTGCATCTGCAACCGGATTTGACGGCGGGGCTGGCTCATGGGGTTGCCGGGACTCAAACTGATCGACTCTGGCATACAGATGACGGATCATTTTGCCGATTTCCGGATAGTCTTCGGCCAGTTCATTTAACTGCTCTTCAGTGACGTTGAAGTTTTCCGGCAGATCTGCCGGGTCAACACCCAATGACTCTAACTGCTGATTACGCAGCTCAAGCAGCCTTTGATCATCACTCCACTGGCTTTCACGCGACTTAAACTCATCAAGCTGCTGCTGAAGCTGTTTGTTCGTCTCCCGCTCCCGTTCAAGTACATCAAAAATAATGTGCTCACCATCTTTGGCGGCGATCCCAGACTGAACGGCGATTTCAGAGGTTTCAGGCTCATCCTGCGAAGCTGCCGAAACTTCGCTGTTATCGGCTGTCGGTTTACCTGTTGCGCTCTGCCCGTTCGAAACATCGGCATCATTGTCAATTTCCAGCTCATCAGCTTCAATTCGATCCAGTAATGCTTCAATTTCTTCCGGGGATTCATTGCCGGTTAATTCATCCAGTTCAAAACTCATTTTTTCTCCTGCTATAGACTTATCGCTGTCTGTGCGCTCGGTAGCTCTCGTAAAAACCATCTGACTCACAGGCATAAAAAAACCGACAGCCTTGCAGCTATCGGTTGATGTCCGTGGTATTTCTGAATTGCGCGTAATAAAAAAGCCACGTCTGTTTTGGACGCGGCTTTAGATGATGGGGAAATTCTGGACTAGTTTTTTGGGAGAATCAAATCTGAGTTAAACCAACACAAAATTTATTGGATATACAAAAAGTTAACCCCTTCAGCATCTCTGACACAACTCTCCTTACCAATAACTGTCACACTGCTATTTGTTGCCTTTGCTGACAAGATGCCAGTGAAAATATTTTGGTCAGGGTGTAGTAGCGATTATTAACTCAAATAATGAAATGATACGTATCGAAAGCCTACTTATAGACGGTAATGCCGATCGTTTAAGAAAACTTGAATGATCCTAGGGTGGCCTCATAATCGGTCTCAGAGTAATTTCTGAGGCCGTTTTTTATGTCTGAATTTTCTCGCGAGTTACAAATCGCAGCTGAATTTCATTACCCTGAATCAATCGATTCATTTCAGAAAAATATTCCTATTGAATGGATTTCTGAAGCAGTAAAGCAAACTGGCCGTGCTGCGGTTAGAAAACGAAGATTTCCTGCGGAACAAGCCGTTTGGCTGGTGTTGGGGATTGGGCTAATGAGAAACCGCTCTATCAGCGACGTCTGCGATAAGCTTGAACTGGCCTTTCCTGATTCAAAGGGGGAACTTCCCCCTCTTGCGACTAGCAGTATTGTGAAAGCAAGGCAGCGTATCGGTTTTGAACCATTACGTTACTTATTCCATACCACCGCGACTGAGTGGGAAAAAGAAGATACCGCGACCTCAGTTTGTGGGCTGAAGGTTTTGAGTGTAGACGGAACTCAATTCAGGGTGCCTGAAACAAAAGATAATCAACAATTTGGCTATAGAAGTGCCACATCCACATTCCCTTCTGTATTAGCCGTCACATTAACGTCTACCCGAACTCATTTGGTATCCGATGTGGCTTTTGGCCCGATAACCAATAGTGAAATATCTTACGCTCAGCAACTTGTTGGCTCTGCGCCAGATAACTCACTCACTCTTTTTGATCGTGGTTTCTTATCAGCGGAGCTTTTCCAATCATGGCGCGGAGCTGGCAAGAATATCCATTGGCTGACACCAATCAAGAGTAAGTTCAGATATGAGGTTCTGGAGGAGTACTCTCCCTATGACAAACTCATCAAAATGCCGGTCTCTCCTCAAGCTCAAAAAGAATATCCTCATCTGGGACAAAACTGGCAAGCTCGCTTGGTACTCATTCCTGAGCCAAAAGGAGAAATCAAAGGCTTCATCACATCAATGGAATGCCCAGAAACCTATCCATTGAAGGAGATGGTCAAAGTATACTGGGAACGCTGGGAAATTGAGCAAAGCTACGGTGAGCTGAAACAGAATCAACTGGACAACACCACTGTTCTTAGAAGTCAGAAAGCGGAAGGGATTTATCAAGAGCTCTGGGGAGTTTTTATCTCTTACAATCTTGTCCGCTTAGAAATGAAAAGGATGGCAGAGTATTACGGTGTGGAACCACTCAGAATTAGCTTTATCAATGCGCTAAGACTGATACAAGATGAGTTTTTATGGTGTTCTGGCCGTACACCAGGGACGGTACCAAAGAAACTTCAAAACCTGAGAGAGAATGGCAAACGGTTCATCTTACCAGAGAAGAGAAAACGCAAACCGATACCAAGACAGGTACTCTACAAAGTCCCTCGTTATCCCTATAAGAAAAGAGTCGCTCGCTGTTAAGCGAGCGGCATTATACTTATAGACGGTGGGCTTTTTTATTAGAATGAGTATGAGAAGATACAGAAGACAATGGATTAGATTAACTCGGAATTGATTCCGAGTTTTTGGTTTTTAGGAAGCCCTAAGTTACTTCGGGCTTCCTAGTATCACTAATGTCGGCTACTCTTTCGACAAGTCACTCATGAGTGTTGATAACGGGATATAAAACACAATCCCAACTAAGAAAGTAACTATCTGAGCTAAGTAAAAGTTGAAGTTAATATCAGGTATCAACTGGAATCCGATATACATTGCCATAGACAAAATAGACACAACAAAGATGTATACCTGATAAGTGCTGAACCTATCTCTTTTCTTGTTTTTATCAGGTACATCAAGTGTCTTAGCCAGTAACTGTCCGTACATGATGGAAGTCGCTAGAGAGAAGTCAGACAGCTTTAAGAAGGACATCAGCTCATTGTTAAGCATCTTTATTAAGAACAACACCAGAAGCGGCAACGCTATGAATACCGCTTCTTTCTTCGCTGTGTCATAACTTCTAGTCATTTTCTAAGTCCAGTGTGAATTGCTCTATCTCGCTTTGCGGGACAACTCGAATCACTTTTAAAATCTCGGTTTCGTATGATACTTTTTTCTTGAGCTTGTTCGCTCTTCGCTTCGTTCTTACTTGAACATGCAAAGCATCACCAGACCATATTTGCTCTCCATGATTCGACCATTTTCTGAACCATTTCTCGTCTAACATTTTCGCGCTGAAATTCTTAGGTTTGCGTGTATTGCACTCAAAGTCCCATTGCAGATTCTCAACATAAGACGGACGACGAACAATGAACACTTCTTTAGACGGGAAAGGCTGAACAGTATCTTCAAAAATTTGGTCTCCCGTTCGCGGGCAAGAGAAATCTTTATTGATGTCATCAAAGTCTAGTTCACGGCCGAATTGAACCAAATCGGATGGTGAAAGCATCCCCTTGGCTTTGTGGATTTTGTTCAATGCGTCTGCCACGTCTATCAAGTGAGCATCACCTTCACAAGTGAATTGCTCAAAAGATGATTCATTTGCCGATGCTGTTTCATAGACGTTATCCACGAACGTTCGTACATCACTTTCTGAATCAATTTTATTAGCCGTGGCGATTTCTTTTCTTACACCATTATAGATGCCGTCAAAGATGTTATTCAGCTTCGCATTGAGAATTTTGTCTTTAATCTTTGTACCAATATCAGCAATACAAGAGCCTTCACGAGTACTGTTTAATGAAGAAATAAACTCTATGTCTTTGCCGTAGCCTTTGATAAAAGCTTCTTGAAGCTCGTTGAACCCCTCAATGTATACCGCCATTGCGTGAAAGACTCGCTCTGGTCTTCCCTCTGTTTTGTCGAAATCGATTCGGATTGAGTAGCCAAGAGACATATAATTCTCCATTATTCAGTCTGTTATATTTTTACCTGTATCTAGCAGTGACACAAGTAGTTTGTCGCTGCAGATTAACGCAAGTTCATTAAAAGCAATAATAGGAGTGAGGCACTCATATACAAATTATCGCTATGCGACCAAGCATACGCGGATTTATTGAACAGTATCGAAATCACCCAGTACTTTTTGTTGGTGATGGCGTCAGTTTTCGATATTTAAACAACTCATACACATGGGACGATTTGCTCAAGGACATTGCTATCGAGCTAACAGGCAACGGTGAGTTCTATACGTTAGGCAAACAGGTATTTGACAATCGAATCCACAAAATGCTGGCATCTTTACTTAATATACCATAGTAAACTGAGCACATACTCAACCATTAGTCAACTAGTGCCAACAGGCGTTTGAATCATCTATTTGATGAAGCCACCTGTTTGAGATGATCCAGAGCACTACAACTGTTGACGTTTTGCATAGAAGGGCGCAATACTTAGACCAAAGTGCTCGCATAAAACACACTGAGATAGTTGACTGGACGCTTATTGCTTGAACAGGGTTTGCCATTCTGGTCGGTGCGCCGTTTTGCCATTTCAGATTTCCTTGAGGTTGGAGATTTGAGTTTAGGGCGTACCGAGAACGATTAGAATGTGGAGTTTTATGAAGCGCTTACACACAACCTATTCACTAGCTTTAATTGTCTCCAAAATTTTACCCTCAGCGGTCTTAGCTGCTTCACTTTGTGCTGGGATATATCGTATTTTAAGGTCATTAAATGCGGCACTAATATTTACAGCAGCTAACTTTCTAAACTTCATATTTTCAGGCCGACCCTCCCCAAGTTCAATAGTTTCATCAAGCTTTGTTTGCAAAATTAGATCATATCTCTTTGAATGAAACTTCACCAAAGACTCTAAATACTCTCTCTGATCCAATGATATCTCCCGACCTTGTATTTCAAGAGCAGCATTTAAATAGCCAAGCGCATCAACTACTGGTCTATCTACCAGCACTAAATCCGCATCGATACCAGCTTCAATTTCTGATTTTATTACTGATGCTATAATCCACAAGGTGCTTCCGAATGTATGATCCTCTAGGATAGGCAAGCCAGCATTCCTACAATCGGTCGCAAAATCGCCTATACGAACGGCTTTAATCCCCATATCCCCAGCTCGCTTTATCAATTCATTAAAGTAAGTGGTCTTCCCCGTTGAATGAGTCCCTGCAATTCCAATATACTTAGCCATTAAAATAAATCCCCTTGTTGACCTTCTAAAAATGGGTTGTCCGCACTCCCAGCTATCTGGGATAAAGTCAAAACATCCCTTTGTGCACTTTTTAATTTAGATAAAAGTATGTTGAATAACTGAGCCGTAGCTCTGGCGTCACCAGTAGCACGATGTCGTTCAGATGCTGGGATATCTAAAGCAAATTCTTTAATCATCTCGTCCAATGAATAACTCCGTAGGTTAGGACAGACATACTTAGCAAGTTTGATTGTATCGATTATGGCAAGTGGCCCCCACTCACCGAACTGTTTACGTATGAGCCTAGTATCCACGCCGACATTGTGACCCACAACGATTCCCTTACCCAGAGCCTCCAACACCTCACTCCTAATTTCCTCTGTAGTACTGCTAGACTCTAAATCCTCATTAGTAATTCCGTGAAATCGCGTTGCTTGCTCAGTTACAGGTGCAATAGGGCGAATCAACCATGACAATATATCTAATGTGGTATTTTGATGCGATGAAACGACCGCCAATTCGATTATCTCTTGCTGTGCCTGACCATTACCCTCAACGTCGACAGCAATGAAATCCAATACTTCTCCAGAATGATTACTCAAAGTATTTTCACCTCAATTAAATTTCCCAAAACTCTACTTGGCTCAGATTCCTCTTGATCATTGGCATACTGAGACCTTTCAGCTAACCTAATCCTCTTAATTATATTGTCAGACACACTTGCTTCAACTGAAGCCAGCGACTCTCTCATATCATCACATTTCATTTCTGCCACAACTTCAGTTAAGCGCTTAACTCGATCATCAATTGTTTCTGGAGATAACTGTTCATCCATCTCATAAGCAGGGGTCCCCTCGCGTGCAGAAAAAGGAATAACCACATTAATATGGAAATTCAAATTCCTTACAAGTGATACTGTTTCATTAAAGTCCTTTTCTGACTCACTAGGGAAACCAATAAGCCAGTTTCCATACAAAACCACAGATGTTGAGCTACGGATATGAGCTAACTGTTTCTTCAAGCAGTCTAGTTTATAACCCCTCTTCATCTTCCTTAGTATATTATTAGAGCCGCTCTGAACTGATAGATATAACAACCTTATCCTCCCATTTGCACTCCAACTCATTATATTGCTGTAATACTTTTGAAACGGCTTAGGCTCTATATATCTAATCGATAATTCAATCCTTGGACTTAAACTTAGAATGTTCTCTATTAAAGTTGGAAAATCAGCGTCACCATCAGGGGATCTGTAGTTTCCAACCTCATCACCAAGTAAAACAATGTGATATTTACCTTGTTCAACAGCTTCCCGAGCTTTAGAGAGAACCGAACTTAATGCTACAGAAGTAAACTCTCCACGCCCCTTAGGTATACTGCAAAAAGTACATTTATAAGGGCAGCTCCTAGTTACCGTAATGCGTTCAAAAGGATCCTGCTCGTTATAAAAAACAAACCCTTTTGTTGTTCTACGATACCGCTCCTCTGAAGAGGACTGATACGTCCTATCAATCTCCTGTAATGAGGCTACGATTGATGCCTTCTCTTCACCGACACGTAATCTCAGATTCTGAAGCCCAACAGCTGAGTCATTCTTAAGCTCTACGTTATAATCTTGAACGTGGGTGTCATCCACATCTGAAAACCTAAGTTCAGCCTTATCCATCAAAATCTGATGCATTGCCTTAAACGAAAGGTTTGTTGCTGATGTGCCTTTTTGTACTTTATCCATACTTGTGTTCGCTATGCATCCAGTTATGCTTATTTCGGCATTAGGTGCGCGACGAGCAACTTCGTTTATTTGACTAATAGCATCTTCAACCCACTTCCCCCTCACAGAACAGCCAGAATATATAACTTCATCTGCATCCTCAGGTTGTGGAACTAACTCGTATCCCTTTTGAACTAACCCAGCCTCCAGTACGTTCAAATCATATGAAGAATTTAAACACGTATTATGAGCTAAATATAATTTCTTCATCTACTGAGTAACCCCTAGTATCACTGACATATATCGAATAGCAACCCAAGCATAATGCACAAAAATGCACATAAACCATCATATTTTCCATGGCATAATTTATCAACAAAAGAAGGTGTTTCAGAGCAGCGTGAATAGCCACCGAGTCAGTCGACACTTCGAATCATTACTAAAAGTTGGGTACTGTTGAACTATTATTTGGACATTACCAACAGTTTGAAACACATAATGGGCAAAAATAAGTTTAGCAGAGTAGAACTATAGACTGATGCTATCGATCTGCTCTTGCAAATTTTGCTCAAATTGCCCTTGGACTGAATAAATCTTCTGCGTTAACTGCTCCATCTCTTTGAGGATTTTCGCTGTCTCAGCCTGCGTCTTCGCATTATCATACCGCTGGCTATCGGCTGTCACCTGCTCTTTCTGGGCTGATGACTGAATCTTAATAGCTTCAGCTTCCAACTTCTCCACCTTCGCTTTCAGCTCACGCATAGCCAGCTCCATTTGCATCTGCTCCTGTTGCTGCTTGGCAGACTGAGCCTGCTTTTCTTCTGGGGTCATGTCATCGGGGTCTTTCGGGATATTGAGCGCACCGCGAACCCGTTCCATAAATTCCGGTTTGTTCGGGATATCAGAGAGTTCAGCAACCAAATCAATCACCGCGACCTGTACTTGAGGCGGAAGCTGTGCTGTAAGTTGCATCATCCGATCAGCCAATTGGGCTTTGTATGCGGTCGTTTGCTGAATCGGCGCTAACGTAATATGTGCCCGAAGCCGGGTAATATCGTTCGTCAGCCCTTCTTCTGTCATCTGATTAATAACGACAGTCTTGCGCTTATGCTTGTCATCCCGGTGGATCACAATCGCCCGGTCCCGGTGAGATTTCATATCTTCAAGAATGTAACCCAGTAGCAGCTCACCAACGAGCTGACAACCAAACCGGTAGTTATCATTGATTTCTGCAAGCGTCGTCGCTCCCTGCTCGACAAGATTGGCAATTGCCACACCGGAGTCTGCGCCGCTTTCTTGCCCCAGAAACGCAGAGTAAATCCCCATGGTATCTTGGATTAACTTCATCGATTCCTGCATGACATTAAACTGCTGGGCAGCGATATTGAAATCTTGCTGGACTTGGAAGGCCTCTGAAATGGTTTTCTTGTTTCTCCGGTCAGGATTCAGCTCAATATAACCATCGGCCTTTTCAACCTCTTCAAGTATCTTATTGCGGCTCATATTCGTCGCATCTTCGTCAGCAATCACTCGTTTCGCCTGAAGTAGCCAAGTTAATTTGATTCTTCGGAAATTGACTTCGTTCTGCGCTGGAATAGCCCGCGCCACCAGACCGTAGGGTTCACCATTTGAATCTTTGCGATAGCCAAAAAACGGCACAATCGGAAACATCCCATTGGGTGCCTGACACTCCCGGCTTCCCAGATGATGGGGACCGGCAAACCAGCTCTCATAAATCCGACTGATTTGAGCACTCTCAAGCCGCGCCTTACCCATAGCTAAGGCCACTTGGTGCGGGATAAAATCTTTCCGATACTCAATCACCCGCCCGTTTGAAAAACGCAGTACCGGCATCCGTTCAAATTTACGGATGTAGATGATTTGCAGTTTAATTCGTTTGCGGTTTTGACTGAGATATTCAGTTTGCTCCCGAGTCCAGCTATTGTGCTCCTCCCATGCACTGAGCAAATCCAGGTCGTATCCGTCAACCAGAGTGGTATCTACAAATCCATTCCAGTTGTTTGCTGCATACTCAATCACCTTTGCTTTATTCGGCACCATGGATATCAGTTCATCAACATCAATCCATCGTTGGCGCATCACCCACCGGCAATCTGACCAGTCAGATTCAACAGAAAACCAGTCCCAGTAGATTTCATCCCGTGGCACATTTTTGATTTTATAACGTGGTCCGAATGGATTTGGATTGCGATAAACTTCCACGAACCCGATACCACATTTAATCTGATTGGCGTAGGCGTCCGAGCGGGCTTTATCCATTCTTCCCAACCGGCAGGCGTCCGAAAACTCAGCATTGACCGCTTCAGCCAACAGTTCCATTTCTTCATCGGGGTCATCGGCAATCACCATCAAATCAGTTCTGGTTTTGGCTTCCATCCCCAATACGCCGTCAACGGTCGGTGCAATCAAATTGTGCATCGTCTCTGGCTGATTGCGCTCTTTGAGTACCGCAACGACATTGGCCGGCAGTTGGTCTCCGTCATAATAGGCATGAGCAACTTTCGCTGTAGAGCGCCAGTCCGGTTGAGCGTCAATATCTGACATTAAATCGAGCACCTTCATGTGATCGACTGCTTTAGTTTTCAGTTGAACGGTCATTTTGTCATCCAGTGAGTGGGTTCTCTTGGGGTGTCTTTCTTCTTCGGTCTGACCGGCATCCGGACACGCATTTCCTGAGCAATCATGTAGCTCATCAGTTGGTCATCAAAACAGCCTTCCTGAGCATTCATGCTGCCGCGCCTGTCGTAGACATAGGTGTTCATTTCGCTGATGGTACCAATCCATCGAATACCGGACTGTCCATTAGCCAACAGAGGTTTCATCCCTTCGGTAAGAATGGGCTTGCTATGTTTGGTGGTGAGCCAGCCAAGTTTCAGCGTTTCATCTTCCCGGTCAATGTACTGCTCTGCGTAGATTCGACTGGCTGGGTAAATATCTTTGAGCTTGAGGATAAATGCATGGCCGTGGTTGTTACGCTCCGGACCGACGAATGCCATGTTGAACCATGTAGCGATGTGTTTGACCAGATATGCCAACAGTTCGACATCAACATAGCCGTACCAGTGCGCAACCTGCTCACCTGTCGATTGCCTAATCACATCGATACTGGAGCGGTCGCCGTGCTCTAACCCTTCGGCAATATCGACACCAATGGCGTACTCTTCGTCTTCATCCGGCAGCTCCCAGACCAGTAACATGTTCATCAATGAAATCTGCCCCTGCTCATCAAGTCGGTTTGGTTTATCGGCTTTAGTGCGCTTGCCAGTCACGGGCTCAATGTCGTAAACAACCAGCGGCGCTTCACAATCTCCCTCAGCACTCATCACATGGGTTGCATCAAATACCCGGCGTCCAGATACCAGAAACGCTTCTAATGGCGTTGACGGGAACTCCTGTTTCATTTGTGCGCCCTGCTCGGCCTTTTTGAGCACATACCACTGCCGCTGCGCATCATTGATGGTGCAGTTCATGGCTTTTTCAACAGCATCGAAATATTCCCGTTGCGCTTTGCTCATCACCACACCACTTACCGGAGCCGGAGCACGATATTTCGGGTCTTGCCACCACGCGAAAAAATGGAATTTCCAGTCCAGCAAACTTAGCTCGCCACCGGATTGCGCCGTCTCCAGCGCTTTCATAGTCATGGTGTAGTAATCCCCGCCGACACCTTCAGCAGTAGATTCGATAAACGCGATACATTCGGAATGAATCGCATTGAGCGTTCCCGTACGGACTTCCTTTGCTTTCTCTGGATATTTCGCACAGATTTTCCCGTGCTCGGAGATATGCAGGCGCTGGACAGTCCCGGAGCGGAATGAAGTTGCAACTTGTATACTCGAACCATGCTCAAAAAAAATCGCGCCGCCGGTGGTGCCGGAGCGACGCGACTTGATTCTGAAACGGCTTTTCAGCCACAGGGGCAAATTATCAAACGGTATTTCTATCTTGGTTCTGAATATCTCCCCGGCGGCCTGCCGGTCTTGGGCAATAATTCCGCACTTAAGGTTGTTGTTAAACAGGGCTTCATCCAACAGATAGATATCAATAGCGGTAGAAAATCCAAGCTGACGCGCTTTTAAAATGATGTTCAGATACCACATCATCTGAAACAACAATTTCTGCGCCGGTCTCAGACGAAAACGAACGAGTTCACCCCGTTCGTTTTCAATCATATAGAGATGATTCAGCCGCCACCATTTGTCGGACAGTCTTGCCCTGATGTCGTGAATAGCTTGCATCATTCGGTCTAAGGCGCTGTCGCGTTGATATCCCGATGATACCACTCTGTTTTTCGCAACACGTCCAGATTGTCTTGCTCGCTGTGGTAGGCTAACCGGTCAATGAATCCTGTGAAAAACGATTCATAGACGTTGATGCCTTCATTGGGTGTATCCGGAGTCCAGCCTTCCGGGTCGGGCATAATGTGGTGCATGTAACTTTCCATGGATGTTCCGCGTAGCACACAGGTATCAATCCACCCGATTGCCTCATTGAGCGTCGCACCAGACCAGCCCTGTCCCGGTATCGCCATTTCACGGCCACCGAAACCAAACCGGGTATACATGAAACCGCCGCCGGTAATCCGTCCTGATTTAATCCCCGCTTCGCGTAGTGCTTCCGGCAACTTATCGAAATAAAATGCATCGGTAATATCAACAGCCAGTGCTGGTAACTCGCCTTCCGGAACCGGCTGACTCAACTCGACCGTTGTCACCCCGGCACCGTCTGTATCACCACCGGAGACAATTACCGTGTTATCCGGTACATTGCCCCCAAATATTTGCCAGCCGTCTTTCACAACATAGGCCGAATCGAAGGTCACAGTTGTCGAGCCGTCAGCAGTCATTGTTGCAATCTGGGCTCTTGCTATATCAGAGTTGTAATGATTGCCGAACGGGTAACAGATGAAATTTGCCGCATCACTTAGCAATCCCCGTGCTTTCAAGTCAGCCTGTCCTTTTATACAGTAAGCAACCGCATCCGCCACGCTTGGCTGTGCGGTCATATCGGAATCATCAGGCAAACCATCGAGCGCAATATCCCAGTCATAGCTATCTTTCAACTCCCGAACCTGCTCCCAGTTCAGTGAATCGGAAATACCGATGACCTCTGTCGGAATATATGCCGTCCCTTTAAAGCCATACTGAGCCATATACGGCGCGGCGATGGTACGGATGGTATCTTCACCGTCATCAAACCCCATGACGATGGTGCCTTTTCCTTTCGCGGTGTGATACCAACCATTGAGAGCCACATCAGCCGCATACGGTGCATGTGTATTGAAAATTCGCACCTGCACGTTATCAATTCCCTTTAGGGCTGTCAGTTCAGCATTCTCACTGGCGTGATAGGCTTCCCAGATGGTTTTGTTGATGACTGTATCTTTGCCATAAGACAGGTAATCCACCCCCCATGGCGCGGAATCCGTATCGTGATAGAACCCAACATAATCATCATCAATCCCGAACTGAGCCACCAGATTAATATTCATGACCGGGATTTTCTTCTCTATCCCAACCACCACCACCCCCAGTTCATCACCATCGATAACCTGAGTGAGTGTTTTCTGGGTACGGACACCCGGATAATTGGTTCCGTCTCCTTTCAGCCGTATCCCGGCTGGCCTGCCTGTGGCACTCGCACCGTCACCACCGGACTGAGCCAGTGTCAGCGTGGATTTACTCGGAACAGACCAAAGCTCAAGGCTGTCGAAGGCATCAATTTCCACAGGGACTGACAGGCTGTTACCGATTAAAGCCTCTCCAAGTAGACGGACGTTCACGGCCTCAACCGTGAGTGTTTTACCCAATGCATTCTGACCGATGATATAAGCATCACTCACCGTGCTTTCATCCCGGATACCGTCGAGATACCACCAGAACTGCTCGGCATCCATCCCATCAGGCATGACTGCCCTGACGGTCTTCCCATATTCCGAATCCCCACGGATGGAGACAAGGGAGCTGTCCTCACGACCAGAAAGCGCTGCTGTGATTTGCTCAGCACTCAGGCCACTTTCATGAACCCCTTTCAGGACATTGGCAACCTCGATTGCGGTCATATTTCCGGTCAATTTTCTGATGTTATACATAACGTTCTCTCCTTCTCACAACAAAAAACCCGCCGAAGCGGGTTCTCACAATTCATCTGCTTATCTGGATTTATTCATCACTCATTAATCCACTGCGGCTCATACGGCGGATATCACTGAGCATTTCACTAATCGGTGTTTCATCCGCCTTCCCGGCGCTTTGAATGGCATCCGCTTCCAGAGACAGCTTCCGGGATGCATTCTCAATGCGACCTGTGTCAGCAACGATTTTCTTCCGACCAACCACATCAAGCCCAAGTTTCGATATCGTGTTGGTGATGGACTCAATGCGGGATGTGAGCACATCCAGATTGGTTTGCGCCTTTGCATAACTTTCATATAAAGACGCTCGCACCTCCGCTGAAGGCGCATTTTGCAAATCAGCCATAATCTGTTTCAGGTATTCCAGACCCATTTGCAGCCGAACCCGCGTCAGCGCCAGCTCATCATCAATCGTCGCCATTTCGGACACTTCAAACATTTCTAAGGCTGACGGTGGAAAATATCGGGCATACATCCCGCTCTTCCTTCTCAACTGATTTCCCGGCTCAAATGAGTATTCAGGATGAGGATTTCCAGAATTACCAACCGACTGCGAATGACCGGCTTTGAACCTGCCTTTTTCATCTCGCTCACCATCCAAGTTGTGATTCCCGATTTCAGGCGGTGAAAGTTGGGTGTTTTCATAGTTTTTGGGTAATTCGGATTTCTCTCGACGCTGATTTTGCCTTGCTTTCGGCTGAGATAGCGCACTTTGCGCATTATCGTTGTGCGCACTTTTTTTCTGCGCAGAGTGCGCAGTTTTGCGCATTTTGATATAGCGACGCGCACTGGCATATTTGAGACCTTTTGATTCACACCACTGCTTGACACTCATCCCGTCACGTTCATGATCCTGTTCAAACTGACGCTGCAATGCGTTCCAATCGTGTTTCGCCATATCGGTTATGTCTGTCGCTTGTAAGTTAAGTCACTATCACTGAGGACTTTCCGGCGTCCTCCATTTCAGATACTCATCGGCCTGAGCGGCACATTCAGCCAGTGCACTTTTAAGGCGGGGAATATCTTCAGTCACAACGGCTGGCCATGTGCCGTTGATACTGGGTTTATAACAGGGAACAATCAATCCTTCCGGTGGCAGGATAAGTTGTGTCTGAATCACCGGAACCGGCTTAGTAGGACTGACGCAACCGCTTAGTGACATCGGCAGGAATGACACAAGCATTACCGTGCATTTTATGCTGAAGGCTTTTGATTTCATGACGTAATTTCTCTTCATTCTGGCTCATTCGGGTTTGCCGGTTGAGTAACAGCACGTTCATCTCTTCCCGCTGCTGAGATAGCTGTGCAATCACATTGGTCTGCATCAAAAGCTGAACGCCTGACAGCGTGAGTTTTGCGCGCAGGCTGTTGTTCTCTGCTGAAACGGTTGTGATTTTGACGAACACGCCGATGACCAGCGCTGCCACCAGCGCATAGACGCCATATCTGATGTATTTAATGACGAATAACATGGATGATTTCTGAATCCGATTTGAGATGACCAAGTTGCACCAGTGCTTCTTTGACAGAAAGCTGGCCAGTACAAAGCTGAGTTTCTATTTCTCTGCGAGTAACAATGCCAGAGCAGTTGCTACCGACCTTCCGACAGTCCTTTCCTGCAACATACACCCATCGGTTAAACTCTCGACAGGCACCGTCGATATCGTGAGCCTGTAACTTTTTATATAGAGTTGATCGGCGAAGTGCGTTTGTCCCCAAGTTATAGCTGAAATCAAGTGCGGCAATGTGAACGTTTGGGGGGAGTTGGTAATTCAGCGATTCTAGGGGTTCATTGTGGTAACTCAGAGAGCTGGCGAGAAGCATTGCACACTGTTCGTCGGTATATGACTGATTTTGTGTCACTCCGGCAGTTTCTCCATGGCAGATAGTCCAGACACCACCGGGATCCTGATAAGATCGTTGCCTCACCCCTTCGAATGCCCCCGTCACCGCAATGGCACCGAACAAAACCGGCCCGAGAAGTCGGTTATATCTCATCAGCTCCCCTAGTCCGGGAAATAATCAATCGGGCGAGGGTGACGCCAATTCCGACTACGGACAGGACTGTCCCGACAACAAAAGCGATATCTGAGCCGTACCAGACAAAGTTCCCGGCCAGAATGTCATGCAGGCTCGAATTGAGCATCGACTGATAGTTTTCCGCACCCTTTGCAACGCTGACACCAACCCCAGTCCCACTGCCAACCGCAATCGACATCGTGGCTTTTTCTGAAATGATTGTCCCACCAGCATCGGAGCGGATTGAAAATAGATTCATTTTGATTTCTCCAATAAAAAAAGCCCCGTCCGACGGACGTAATGCCGCTCGCTTAACAGCGAGCGACTCTTTTCTTATAGGGATAACGAGGGGCTTTGTAGAGTACCTGTCTTGGTATCGGTTTGCGTTTTCTCTTCTCTGGTAAGATGAACCGTTTGCCATTCTCTCTCAGGTTTTGAAGTTTCTTTGGTACCGTCCCTGGTGTACGGCCAGAACACCATAAAAACTCATCTTGTATCAGTCTTAGCGCATTGATAAAGCTAATTCTGAGTGGTTCCACACCGTAATACTCTGCCATCCTTTTCATTTCTAAGCGGACAAGATTGTAAGAGATAAAAACTCCCCAGAGCTCTTGATAAATCCCTTCCGCTTTCTGACTTCTAAGAACAGTGGTGTTGTCCAGTTGATTCTGTTTCAGCTCACCGTAGCTTTGCTCAATTTCCCAGCGTTCCCAGTATACTTTGACCATCTCCTTCAATGGATAGGTTTCTGGGCATTCCATTGATGTGATGAAGCCTTTGATTTCTCCTTTTGGCTCAGGAATGAGTACCAAGCGAGCTTGCCAGTTTTGTCCCAGATGAGGATATTCTTTTTGAGCTTGAGGAGAGACCGGCATTTTGATGAGTTTGTCATAGGGAGAGTACTCCTCCAGAACCTCATATCTGAACTTACTCTTGATTGGTGTCAGCCAATGGATATTCTTGCCAGCTCCGCGCCATGATTGGAAAAGCTCCGCTGATAAGAAACCACGATCAAAAAGAGTGAGTGAGTTATCTGGCGCAGAGCCAACAAGTTGCTGAGCGTAAGATATTTCACTATTGGTTATCGGGCCAAAAGCCACATCGGATACCAAATGAGTTCGGGTAGACGTTAATGTGACGGCTAATACAGAAGGGAATGTGGATGTGGCACTTCTATAGCCAAATTGTTGATTATCTTTTGTTTCAGGCACCCTGAATTGAGTTCCGTCTACACTCAAAACCTTCAGCCCACAAACTGAGGTCGCGGTATCTTCTTTTTCCCACTCAGTCGCGGTGGTATGGAATAAGTAACGTAATGGTTCAAAACCGATACGCTGCCTTGCTTTCACAATACTGCTAGTCGCAAGAGGGGGAAGTTCCCCCTTTGAATCAGGAAAGGCCAGTTCAAGCTTATCGCAGACGTCGCTGATAGAGCGGTTTCTCATTAGCCCAATCCCCAACACCAGCCAAACGGCTTGTTCCGCAGGAAATCTTCGTTTTCTAACCGCAGCACGGCCAGTTTGCTTTACTGCTTCAGAAATCCATTCAATAGGAATATTTTTCTGAAATGAATCGATTGATTCAGGGTAATGAAATTCAGCTGCGATTTGTAACTCGCGAGAAAATTCAGACATAAAAAACGGCCTCAGAAATTACTCTGAGACCGATTATGAGGCCACCCTAGGATCATTCAAGTTTTCTTAAACGATCGGCATTA